TTACCGGTAGCGGCGCGCGGGGACCAGCCACGTCACCGCCATCGCCTTGTCGCCGTCGTCCTCGTCAACTGGGCCATCCGGGGCCGGGGCCTGGCGTACCTGCTCGATCTGTCGCTCGATGCCCCGCAGATTTTCCTGAAGGTCCATGGTCACCACCCCATCGACGGTGACCTTCAGCGGATCAGCCAACAGCTTCGCCCGCCGCTGCCCCAGCACCTCTAGCGCAACCGCCCGCACCGACCGCAGCCGGAAGAACCGACGCTCCAGATCAGCCGCATCCGTATCCGGCCCGAGCTGCGCCAGCAGCCACGACCGCGCGAACTCATCCACCGCCACTCCCTTCAACGACACCGGCCCGCCGCCAGGCATCCTGGCGACGGGCCGACCATGGTCACGACGAAGCCGACGACGTTCGAGAGCGTCGCGGCGACTGCTTCTTCAGCGCCGTCCCGCCGGCCTCGCCCGGCTCCCCGTCAGGGCTCGACGCAGGGCCGGACGGGTCCGGCTCACCAACTGCAATCGGCTCCGGCCCGCACTCCCCCGGCGGCACCTCCCAGGCGTCAGGATTGGGGATCAGCACCGCCACCTCTGGCTCCGGGCAGTCGCCCGGCAGCAGGACCAGCTCCTCCCGAGTGGTCGGGTCCTGGACATACACCGCGGCCTTCAGCCGCCCGCCCGCCATCACAGGACCTTCGCCACGATGTGCGCGTCCGGGGTGTGCATGACCGGCATCCCGACCGCAGCCCCCTTGGTCCAGATCTGCACGGGGTCATCCTGCACCCCGCGGGTGATGATGAGCCCCGGCGCGTCCTCGCGGACGATCTCGGGGTTCGTCCCGCGCGACAGCACCAGGCCCTCGGCGGTCACCCCGTACATGGTCTGCGCCCACTTCTCTCGCTCCGGCGGCACCAGCACCCACAGATCCTCGGGCAGCACCTTGCGCGGCTTGCCATCCACCCGCACCTGCGCCTTGTAGAAGGTGATCGGCGGCAGGCTGTAGTTGCCGCGCACCACGTTGATCTGCTGCGGGGTGAGCGTCGCCGTCGGCGTGGTCGACGGGTTCACGCTCCCGTAGTAAGCCGCCCTGTAGGCGTTGTTCGCCGCCAGGTAGGAGAACGCCTTCCGGCTGGTGATTACCATCTCCGGCTCCGGGGCGCCGATATCGTCCAGGTGCTGAATCCACCGCAGCTCGTCCGCAATCGGGTCGGAGGCCGGGTCCGACCACGGCACCCGGGCAACCGGCATGTTCGCCGCGGGGACGTTCCAGTCCACCTCCAGCGTCAGGCCATTCTCCTGCTCCAACGTGAACCGGCCGTCCGCGAGCACATCGCCAGCGGCCAGCTCCAGCCGGGACCGGATCGACTCGACGTGCCGCTCAACATCGTCGTACAGCAGGTCGATCAGCCGATCCTGATCCGAACCGTGCGACGCCTCCAGCAGGATCTGCTCCTGCTCAGAAACGACGAGCTTCTGCCCCAGTGGGGGAAGCGCGCCCTCGCGAGACGTCTGCCACGCCTCACGAGTCGCAAACGGCACGCTTGAGTTGAAAGCCCTGTACTTGGCCACGTTGACGTACCGGCCGGAATCCTTCGTACGCCACTTCACCTCCCGCATCTCCACGGTCGGGAAAATCTTCTGGGTAAGAAGGAAGTCCTTCGGACTCGGTATTGCTCGCGCGAACGCCGTCAGGTCCATGACCGAGACGTCCTTGAGCAGGTCCTGAATCGTCACAGCTCAGACCCCGCTCAGACGAAGCGGATCTGGGCGGCACGCGGGTGCCACACGAGCTGGGACACATCGATCCCGCCGGGCACCTTCGACGCCTTCACCGCGCCGTGCCACAGCAGCGCGGCCGGAACGCGGGTCTGGCCCGGCGCGAACGGGGCCTCCGCGATCACGAAGCCGCGCAGGATCTGACGCCCGCAGTGCGCCTCCGGGTCGTACGGGCCGTACAGGCCGGACTCCGCGACCCTGCCGACCGGCACGCCGGACAGCACCCGGCCGTACGGCTCGCAGCCATCGCCGCACACGTAATGCGTGCCCTCGCAGAACAGCGGCAGGTCGAGGGTGATGGTGTCAACGGAATCGGTGCCGTGCAGGGAAGCCAGCCACTCGCGGGAGGCGGTGGTGTACTCGGACTTCGAGACGGGCTGGATGGTCATGAGCGTGTCTCCATGGACGCTGCGGTCACTGTCCGCACACCGCCACGGAGGCGATGTCGTCCACGAAGTTGCGGGGGCGTGGTCCCCCAAGATCTGGACCCGGGACTACCGGGCGGCGGAGTCGCTGAACTCCGGGAGCAGGCCCCGGCGTCGGGCCATCTCCAGCCCGGCCGAACCCGGCTTGGACACCGGGGTCATACGGGTCGGGCCGCGTCCGGCCGGTGCGCCCGCGGGGGCGGCCGGCACCGGGGTACGGACCTCTCCGAACAGTTCAGGGCGGCGGGTGCGCAGGGCCTCGGCCGCCGACTGGATCTGTGCCTCGTCGGCGTCCTCGTCGTCCACGGCCAGCAAACGCTCGGCGTCCACCAGGTCATCGCCCGCCGCGCCGAGCGCGACCAGCGCGGCCCGGCGAAGCGCCGCCCGCTCCCGCTCGGCGGCCAGCTCCTCCCGGCGTGCCGCCTGCAACTCGCGCTCCTGCGCGGCCTGCTCACGGCGTTCGACCTCCGACAGCGCGGCCTGCTCGGCCTCCCGCTGCGTGGTCACAAACTCGCTCAGTGCCTTCGGGGTGTCGAAGCCGAGCGTGGACAACAGGCGCTTGATCGCCGCTCGTTCACCCTGGGCCTTCTCCCGGGTGAGCATCTTGCCCAACCGGTCCTGGGAGACCTTGACCTGCTGCTCCTGCCCGCCGTCGTCCGACGCGTCATCGAGCTGGTCATTCGTCTCGTCCTCCGCAGAGGCACCGAGGATCGGATAGATCGGCCGCCCGTCACGGCGGTGGCCGACAGGACGGCGAGGCGGCAGGGGCCGGACCATACATCTCCTCCAGAGCGCCCCCGCGCTGCCGATCAGTGTAGCCAGAGGGTCCGCCCGCCTTCACGCTGTCCCCGAGGCGTGATTTCCACGAACCAGCCACGTCGCGTGCGTAGTCCGCGTAATCTTGCTCGTGCCACCACGGCGTGACACCTCCACCGCTTTGCCCCCGGACGGGTCCGGGGCGATGAGGAGGTGGCCTTCGTTGAGGCACTTACGGGAACTGGTCCGCAGGCTCGGTCGACGCGAACTGGCCCTGATCGTCTGTGCTGCGTTCGTTTCAGCCTTCGCCACCAAAGCGGTGGAAGCCGTTTCGGAGGCAGCGATCTGGGTGTTCAACTCGCTGACATAGCCGACGACCACGACGCGCCAATCGTCGTGGTCGCCGGCCGCTAAGGGCCACGCCCCAGCGAGCCCTGCTCCGCGACGCGGAGCAGGGCTCCGCCATGCGCAGTTGGGCATCATTGCGTGCTGGGCGGCGAGAACCAGAGCCTGTGGCGGGCGAGGCCCCAGTTGAGCCAACCGTTGGCGGTCGGGTGACTCTTAAGAGTTTCGTTGTACCAAGAGCTTAGTTGATCCGCGTGGATCAGGGTTGTGTTTTACGTGTCATTCAGCCGCGATCCTTAACGCAACCGGCCTCCGTTAAAGGAAACGGAGATCGCGTGCCCCTGTCGGCACCGAGCTGACGAGAAGCAATGCCTGGGCAGTCCCTGTCCGACAGCCACCACAGGATGGTGTCGAACAAGGAGGTCACACCCATGACGATCACCCCGTACACCGCCGTCGGGCTCATCCCCGAGATCACCGAGATCCAAAACCGCGACGACATCGCCACCAACCTGGACCACCTGTACTCGCTCACCCGCACCGCCGTCTCCCTCGGCGGCCTCGACCACCCCGTCCGGCTGGTCGTCCTCCCCGAAGGCGCACTCCAAGGGTTCACCGACGAGATCCACGACCTCGACCACGCCACCTACGCCCGCACCTGCGCCATCAGCCTCCCCGGCGCGGAGAGCGAAGAACTCGGCCGGTGGGCCCGCGAGTTCAACGTGCACATCATGGCGCAGGCCAAAGCCCTCCACCCGGCCTTCCCCGACCGGTACTTCAACGTCGGCTTCGTCATCGACCCGACCGGCGAGATCATCCTGCGGCACTACAAGCTCACCACCCTCCAGCCCATGGAACACAGCGTCACCCCGCACGACGTCCTCGACCAGTGGACCCAGCTTTACGGCAACGGTCCCGACGCATACTGGCCCGTCGCCGACACCACCATCGGCCGCCTCGGCGTGATGATGGCCAACGAAGCCAGCTACCCGGAGAACGCCCGCGGCCTCGCCCTCAACGGATGCGAGATCGCCTACCGCACCAGCTACCCGCTGCCCGGCGTCGCCTCCGACGCCTTCGACATCCAAAACCGCGCCCGCGCCCTCGACAACCTCATGTACGTCCTCGCCCCCAACCCCGCCTCCTACACCGGCGCCGACGGCCAGCGCGTCGACTTCTTCGGGGGCCACTCCACCATCACCGACCACACCGGCCACACCGCCGGCCACCTCGACCACGGCGGCGTCGCATCCTTCGTCACCGCCACCATCGACCTTCCCGCCCTGCGCCGACAGCGCACCACCGCCGCGTGGACCAACTGGACCAAGAACTTGCCTACCGAGCTATACCGCACCCTCTACGACCAGCCCATCTACCCCGCCAACCTCTACGCCGACCGCCCGCCGTACAACCACGCCGAATACCGCGAGCACGTCACCGAACCCCAGATCGAGCTGATGCGCGCCCGCGGCATCTGGCGCTGACCCCCGACTCGCGCACCCTGCGGTCCGCATCACAGGCCCGCACCCACCGGCTCCCGCTCGCCCTCCTTCTTCACCGGCTTCCGCTCCTCGCCCGCGCCCGGACCGGCGTCCTCCTCCTGGTCCTCCTCGTCCTCCCCACGACCGCGACGAGCCGCCGCCTCCGCCATCCGCACCTCGGCCTCCTGCTGCGCCTTCGCCCGGATGCGCGCCACCTCCTGCGAAGCGTCCTTGATCGGGTACCCGGCCTCCAGCAACATCGCCACCGCAGTCTCCAACGACAGCACCCCGGCCCCGTACGCCGTGACGACCTCCTCCAACACCGCCCCGCGGTCAGTCGGCGTGTGCGGCGCCCACGCCAACCGTGCCGGCAGCGTCTCCCCGGCCGTCCAGCCCTCCGCCCGCCCCGCCTGATAGAGCCTCTGCACCATCTTGAACAGCAACCGGTACTTGTGCTCCCGGGCGAGCCGCATCATGCCGATCAGCGCATCCAGCGGCCCCAAAGCCAGCTTCAACGCGTACCCCGACGGCACCTCCGTGGCATCCAGCGTCCCCAGCCCAGCCGCCGTCACCCGCGAGTTGGACGCGATCCGCTCCAGCAGGTGATCCACCCGCGCCCGCAACTCCGCCAACTGCGGCGAAGTATCCAGGGCATCCATCCGCCCCGTCTCCCCGAGCTGCCACACCGCCCCCGCCCGCACCTCCAGCTCCTGCGGCTTGCCCGTCGCCCGGTCCACCGGCAGCCGCGCACCCGCGAGCCCGATGATCGGCGTACCCGTCGTCGCCGACGCGGCCGAGCTGTCCGAGTCCGTGGCCGCCAGCTCGTCGAGCGCCTGCAGGACCCGCGCGAGCACGGACCGGCCCCAGTGCTCCCCGCCGTCCGGGATGGTGTTCGCGATGTGCACCACCGGCACGAAGTCGACCATCAGGTCGAGCCGGTTCAGCTCCGTGCCGTCCGCGCCGACCCGGAAACTCGCCTTGCTCATCGGCAACCGGTCCAGCGTCTCGCCGTTCAGGTCCTCCAGCAGCCACTCCGCGTCCGTGAGGTAGCACGTCGTGTTGGACGCCCGGCCCGGCTCCCACGGATACGTCCGTGCCCCCGTCGCCGGGCTCTCCTCGTCGCCCTCGGAGATCGGCCCCAGCTCGTACGTCACCCGACGCACCCGCGCCTTCAATCCGGCGTCGTCGTCCGCCGGCAGATCCCACGCCAAGTGCACCTTGCGCGGGAAGTCGTCGTCCTCGTCGCCCCACTGCGGGAAGAAAAACCCCGGGTCGTACACCCGCAGCGTCGGCCGCTGCTTCTCCGGGTTCCACGCCAGCACCATCACGCTGTCCCCGAGAAGCACCGCCGCCCGCTCAGCCTGCTGGACCCGGAACGTCAACAGCTCCTTGTCCGCCCACGCCCGCAGCCGCTTCTGCACCGCAGCGGCATCCGCCGCGCCCGGAGTCGGCGTCTCCGCGTCGGCGTTCTCGGCCCCCTCGACCGCGACCTTCTGCTCCGAGCCCAGCAGGTAGCCGAGCGCGGTATCCACCAGGTTCGCCGCGTCGCCCAGCTCCCGACGCTCCAGCGCACCCGCATCGCCGCCAAGGGCCGCGAGCTGCCCGGCCTGGTTGTTGTCGTACGACGCCAGCACCTTGTACGCGGCCAGCCGACGCAACTCGCCCGGCGGCACCCACGTCTTCGCCAGCTCCGGAAACGCGCGACTACCCGGGCGACCGGCCTCGGCCATCACCGGCTTGTAGTTCAGCCACGACCACGCGTCGATCACCAGTTGGCGCAGGCCCACGTCCACTCCAGGAAGCTCGGCCCCACGCCTCCCCTCAGGCTAGGTGACCAGGCGCACCAGACCGACATCCTGTTCGATCACTGTGACATCCTGCTCGCCCGGGGCCGTACCGCCCATCAGTAACCCGCCCGCCAACGCGAGCGAGCCGAACGGGGTAGCAAGCCCGTACGGCCCCGGACAACACCCAGCCGTTGCGCGTCTGGCCCAGCCGTTGCGCGCGACGCGCAACGCCCGAACAGCTCCGGCGCAACACCTCCAGCCCCTACCGTCCCCGCCTCATATCGCCCGGGACAACAGCTAGCCGCCCCGCGTCTATCCCGGCCGTCGCCCAGCTGTGGCGCGGCTGTGGCGCGACCGTTGCGCGGCATTCGCTACACCTGAAAGGGTTCCGGCGCCACACCTCCCGCCTCTACCGTCCTCGCATGGACATCACTCCAGCCCTCACTGCCCCGGCTCCACGCTCTCCGCGGTCACCCCTATGCCTCTTGCCCAGCGGAGTCATAGGGACGGCGGTACGCCGCCCGGGACTGAAGTAGTCCATTTTCGACTAGCTCAGTCTGATTGCCGTGAAGGCCGTATTCCCGTCGCACTCCAGGGAGTTCACTGTCATCAGCCCCATACTCCGTGTCTGACCAGACACGGGATGACTTTCCCCTATGCCTGCCCGGGAGCGCGGCCGACGACAACTGACCAGGTGGATCACGTGGATGCCCCTATGCGACCAGGGCCGCCACGTTGGTGTGCGCGAGCATCATCCTGGAGCGGGGCGAGGAGCTTCTCCCCAAGGTCCCGCCCGGCGAACCCATGCCCGGGATCATTTCCCGCCAGGCTGGACAAAACGCACGGTCTTGCCTCAACCCGGCGACACTGAACGGAAGTTATCTAGGATCAGAACTGGCTTGACCTTGTTCCTCCTGCTGGGCATAGCCCAGTGCTTACCCATCGGCCATGTCCGCAGGGAGGAACAAGTGGCCAAGCACGCACGACACCGGAAGCGCGACACGAAGGAGGAAAGGGAACAGGCGCAAGAACGCCGCGAGCGGACGACGCTCGCAATCAGGATTGCCCTCCTGATCTTGACCATCGCCCGCTCTATCAGCGGCAACAACTAACCGCCGCGAGGGTCGCTCCAGGGGTCCAACCAGGGGGCGGCCCTCGCCCATGTCACGACGTCGTAAGAAGACAACGACACCGCGACTTTTCTATCTCTTATTAAGCAACATGCGCAGGGGGTCTGCGTCAAGTTTTAAGAGTCAAACCAGGGTCGGGCGAGGTGGTGGCAGGGCCTACCGGCGCCCGGCCAACCGCTGATCATCGCCCCCACGCGGCGGCGGCATCGTCGGGTCCAGGAACAGATCCCACAGCGCCCACACGGCCGAGTCCAGCAGGTCCGGCGAGTCCTCCGTCTCCCCCTGGCCAACGAACGTCGTCATCTGCTCCTCCAGCTCCGCGAACCCCCGAGCCGGACCGACATGCGACACCCGGGCCTGCTCGTACAACTGGGCGGCCGGCGCCGCCCGCGCCCGCTTCCCCCGTGTTGCATGAACGATTCTCCAGTTCACCGTCGGGTCCACCTGCTCCAGAAGCGCGGGTAGGTAGTCACCGCCGTTGTTCGCCTCGATGACCACACAGTCCGCCCGGTGCTCGTGATACAGCCTGGCGGCCCGCTTCATCGCCTGCGTCGGCGTGTACCGGTCCTGTTCCGCGTGCAGCAGGTACCCGCGGGGCCGGTCGTCCCCGAACATGCTCTCCACCGGGAAGCCGCGCCCGGCGACGGTGTAGGCGGTCATGTCCGCGTTCTCGTGGCTCTTGGTTGCCGGGTCGACGGCCACCACCACCCGCTGGAGGTCCGGCAGATGCTCGGGCCGGGGACGGAAGCCCTCGACCTCCAACATCCAGCCCTTCCACAGCGCGCCTTCCACATCCTCCAGCAGCTCGCCCGACAGCTCCTGGCGTCCCAGCCGGGTGCCGGCGTACTCCTCCTCCAGCTCCTCACGGGCCGCCATGCTCAGGTTCGCGTCGTTCTCCCGCATGTGCCCGCGGGTCAGCACCACCCGGGGAGGCTCCCCGCCTTCCCGGTACGCCTTCTGCTGCAACCGGCCGCGCTCGACGAGCCTCTTGACGTGCGGGAGCGGCTTCGGCGTCGTGGAGATCACGACCTGCGGGGTGTCCGCCTCACGCAGGCAGAACCAGATCATGTCGTAGACCTCTTGCGCGGTGTGCCGCGACCAGGCCGCGTACTCGTCGCACCACGCCTTGTCGAACGCCCAGCCACGCAAGTTGTCAGGCGTCTCCGCGCCGAACCCCCGGATGATCGTGCCGTTCGTCAGCCGGAGCGTCGTCTCACCCAGCGAGGAGTTGTACTTCGCGATCTCCTCCGTCGGAAACACCGACAGCAAACCGCTCTTGGGGGACTCGAAGCAGATGTCCCGCACCAGCGTCGCGTTCTTCGCCACCACCGCGATCTGCTGCCCCGGCGCCTGCGCCCACTCCCGTACTGCCTCCGCAGCCGTACGCGACTTGCCCCATCCACGGCCGGTGAGCAGCATCCACACCGTCCACAGCCACAACGGCCGCCGCTGCGCCGCACGGGCATGGTGATGCAGCCAACCCGCATGGGGCAGCCCATCGCAGCCCGGGACCTCGCACGCCCACCGCCGCGCCGACAGCTCATCAGCCCGCACGAGGGCAGCGACCTCAGCCCGAAGCTGCTCCTCGCTCATCACCGACGGGTCCGCGAACCCCTCGACCACACGGCGCTTAGCCCAGCCCCGGCTCACTGCCCACCCTCCGACAGCCGCCGCTCCAGCTCCCGGCGGAGCTGGTCCATCCGGGTCCTGCGCTCCTCGTCCGACAGCGCCGTCACGTCCGCGCCCTGGTCCCGGTCCTCGACCGACCCGGCCACCGGCGCCTCACCCACGGCCCGCCGCTCGATCTCGGCCGCGACCTGGACGTACCGCAGCAGCTCCGAGGGCGACAGCTCCCGCGGGTCGAGTGTCTGCAACCGGGCCACGGCCTTGCTCTGCACGGCCTGCGCCAACTTCGCGTGCCGACGGGCGATATCACGACGCGCCTGGGCCTGCTCCGCGAGGAACAGTCGGTCCTGCTCCCGGTCGTACGCCGTTGCCCGCATCACCCATGCGAACTGCCGCGACCACCGGCCCACCAGCGCGCGGGATTTATCCAACTCCCGTGCCACCTTCGTGACACTGCGCGCTGGGCCGAGATCGCGGTACACGGCGAACGCCTCGAACGCCTGGACCGACTCCCCGCCCTGCCGCTCCCAGGACTCCACGGTGCCCTCGGCCACCGCTCACCTCCTGGCCGACGGCCCCTAGTTGCTCAGGGCGGCCAGGACTTCCAGCGCCCTCCACGGCTCGTCTGCCGGCACGGTGCCGTCCTGCACCATCCGGTCGATCGCCGCCCGCACGACGGCCGCCGTCTCCACCGGCAGGTCCCGGACGCCGAACACCGACTCCAGCGGCGCCGTCCCGGCCCGCGTCGCCTCCCTGGTCTCCGCGTCGAACCAGCCCTCGGACAGCTCGCCCAGGTGCCGCTCGAACACGGTGAGGATCACGCCGAGCGCCGTCGCGGAGTTGCCGATCTTGTACGCGGCCCGGGAGGTCTCCAGCGCATCGAGCACCGACTCGTACTGCTCCAGCCCAGCCACCCATCGCTGGTCCGCCGTCGCCGTGGAACGGGCAGCGTCGAACGCCGCCTCGGCGCGCTCCAGCTCGGCGGGCAGGAACATGAACTGCACACTGGCGAAGTCGAGATTCGCCTCACCCAGGGAGGCCACGTCCACCTTCTCCAGCAGGTCAAGGGCCTTGTCGTCCAGCCCCGTGTACTGCCGCCACTCCACGTTCTCCAGCTCGTCGTACAGCTCCCGCAAGATCGCCGGGTCGTCCGTCCCAGCGATCGCGTTGTGGGACAGCTGGAGCGCGATCTGCCGCTGGCGGGGCAGCGGCTCGTCTATCTGCATCCACCAGATCGTGGACAGGCCGGCCTCGACCGCGGCGAGTGTGCGGTGGTTCCCGGACAGGACGACCAGCCGCCCCGTGTCCCGGTCGTTCCACACCAGCGGCGTCGAGGTCAGGTGCCCGTCCCGCTCGATGTTCGCCACGAGCTGCCGGAACTGCTCGTGCGGCAAGAACCTTGCGTTGTGGTCCAGCAACGTCAGCGTGCGCGGGTCACCCTCCACCATCTGCGGTGGGGCGAGGCGAGTGGACTCGGTCTCCATGGTCAGACTCCCGTGTTCGTCGTCGGGGCGCCCCACCGCTTCGCCCACATCTGAAGGGCCTGGGCCAGCGTGTGCTGGCCCATCGCCCCCTGGTACTGGAGCTGGAATCGCCAGCCGTCCTCGTTCGACGGGCTGCGCTTGTTCAGCCGCAGCAGCCCGCGGTACTTCATCGACACCGGGTTGTTGCTGAACGCCGTCGTCGACACCCGTCGGATCCGCCGCGAGAACGCCCGCTGGCACAGCAACTGCGTCTCGGTGCTCATGGCCGCGAGCACGATCAGCTTCGACAACCGCGGGTAGTCGGTCGGCGCGACCGCGAAGTCCGAGAGCACGTACGCCTCGTCCGGTGTGAACGTGCTCGGGGCCATCGCGAAGACGCCCAGCAGCCGACCGCCGCCGTCCCTGACCGCGACCGCCAGGTTCGCCGCACCCGGCGCGATCTTCGGGTTGAGATACCGGGAGCGCAGCGCGTTGAACTGGCCGGGCTTGAGCAGCGAGAGCGTGAGCGGACCAACCAGTTCCTCACCCTCGCGCAGGCGCGGGATCTTCACCGGGTCGATCGGCTGGCGCGGGGCGACGATCCGGGTCCGGGCCTGGCTGGCGTACACGTAGAAGGGAGCGGCGCGCGGCGTCGCCTTGATCACGCCGCGCAAGTACGGGTGCAGCTCGGGCACATCGTGGTTGGAGGCGGTCAGCCAGTAGGGCCGGTCAGTGATCGCGCCGAGGACGCTGACCACGTCGTCGTCGGACAGGGGCTCGTACTGCGGTGCGTCCCAGGTGAAGTGGGTCTCCAGCGGCTCGTACAGCTTCTCGTAGCCGCCGCCGTAGAAGGGAGGGAAGGAGCACACGGGAGCGTCGCTGGGGACCTTCTTGAGCCAGGAGCGCACGTCCTCCACCTCGTACGAGGCCAGTTCGACGTCCGAGCCGGACAGGCGCTCCACGGTCTCCGCGTGCTTGGCCTTCCACTGCTCCCGGTAGGAGCGCACCACCCGCTCGTGCCATAGCCCCTGTCGGCCGACGCTGGCGAGGAACCGCGTGCCGAGCATGAGCGTGGCCACCGTGCCGACACCGTCGTCCAAGGACTCCGCGAGCCAGCCGAGTTCGTCTCGGCTCTCGTCGCGGAGCTGGATGCCGACCGGTTGCCGGGTGAGCCACCGGCCGACGGCGCTGGTGTAGATGGACACGTCTGAGGAGTGGAGGGCGAAGCCCGAGTTGGCCAGGGTCCGTTCGATGGTGAAGTTCCCGCAGCACGGGACGTACACCTCCGCGCCGCTTGGCCACTGGCTGGCGGTCTCACGCACGATCGATCGCATGGGGCCCGGGATGGTGCCCTGGAACATTTCGCCTCCCGACGAACGAAAGCGCCCGGCCTCGGCGGGTGCCGGGCCGGGCGCTGCGCTGGAACCTAACACAAGGAGCGCACAGCTCCTTGAAATAATGTCACCTATCTTGAGGGGAGGTCTCCCCGCGGGTGATCAGGGACGAGTGCGTCAGGCTCCGGCGCGCTTGCTCCAGAACCAGACATCGTCTTCATCGGCCTGCATCACAGCCACGGCGAAGCCGTCATCCTCGCCTGCGTCGACCCAGACCAAGAGGTGGTCCTCGCGCACAAAGTCCACCTCGGCGTCATAGACGCCGTCCTCCCGGTCTTCATGCCCCTGGAGTCGCACGCGGATACGCGAGCCGGGCTCGACCTCGTTCAGGTTCTTCATCGTGTTCTCCTATCGCATCGCAACTTGTCGAGCCGGGGAGGGCGCGCCTTCTCACAGCAGTGTGCCCTGCTGGAAGCCGCCGTCCGCCATGGGAGACAGCTCCCGCACTTCGTCGCCAGTGGTGTCTTTCCACCACGTAGCGAACGTACGGCGGTGGCACCACAGACCCTTGGCCAGGTCCTCGAAGCAGAGCAGCACCAGGCGGTGATCACCTTCCTTCTCCGCGATCTGCCGCAGCAGCGCGGCGATCCGTTCGGGGCCGAGCAGGTCGAGGTCGGCGCGGTAGGCCGCTGTGAACTCGGGCTCGGGCTTGGAGAGGTAGTCCCGACGTGGCGCGAGCTCCCGCACCGAGTGGGTGAGGGAGTAGGGGAGTTTGAACCGGACGCCGCCCAGGGTGATGCGCACCGGCACCCCTTGCAGGGGCTGGAACGCCTGGAACCGATTGGTGAACAGGGTGAGCACGCTTGCTTCCTTCCTTGCTGCCGATCACCCCGGCCGTGACACTGAGGGCCGGGGCTTGCCGGCCCCGCCCATAACTGGGGGCTGGGGTCCGGAGGGCACCAGGCCCGCAGGGAGAGTCCCCGCGGGCCTGGGCCGGTCTGTTACTCCTCGGTGTAGACGAAGGAGGTTTGGGCTGCCAGTTGGACGACGAGGTCGAATTCCACTGGACCCTCTGCGCAGTTGGCCGTGAACCGGATGATCCGGTTGGTCTCGTTGGCATACGCGGAGGCCGTGGTCTCCTCAACTTCCTCGATCACTTCCGAGGCAGGTCCCGGTACGAGCTCGCGAGCCTCCGCCATGAGGGACGAGAGGTGATCCGTGATCTGCCGGATCGCCGGGTGGGCCGACTTGGACCCCCAGTCCACGTACTCCGACCTGACCTGATGAAATTCCACCGAAAGTTTCCCGTTTTCCGTCATTTCTAGATCCCCAATCTCGGAGGGAATTTCCCTTTCCTTGCTTATATCTTAATTCGATTTCCGAACGGAGTACATATTCACCGGGAACCAAATTCCGTGGATTTCTGGGTGTGAATTCTGGTCGCGCTGGCGCATCGCCACACTCGGCCGCCCGCAGCCTGCACACAGAGGGCGCGGACGGATACCCGTGCCGCGCCCAGAGCCCACAAGAGGAGGGGCCCGGCCTGAGCCAGGCCCCTTACCTCACTTCGCCGCCGCGACCTCCGGCTTCGCAGCCGCTTCGTCCTTGGGCTGTACCTTCTTCTGGGCCGGTGCCTTGGTGGCCGGGCGCTTAGCCGTGCCCGCGGTCTTCGCGCGAGGGGAGGCAGGCTTGGGTGCCGCCTTCTTGGCGACCGGCTTCGCCTCGGCCTTGGCCTCGCCCTGCGCGTCGGCCTCCTTGCCCTGGGCGTCGTCGGCCTTGGCCTCGCTCTGCGCCTTGGCTTCCTTGGCCTTCTCCTCCTTCACTTCAGCCACCGCGTTCTCCCAGGCGACCGTGCGCGCCTGAGCGATGCCGTTGGCCTGACGGAGGACGCGTCGAGCAAGGGTCACCTGGCTGGCGAGACGATCCATCTGGCGGACGTAGCGACCGAGGTCCGTGCCCAGGATGTCGGCCAGCTCGTCGGGCTTGACCTTGGTCAGCTCCTCCAGCAGGGGCATGACGACCTCTTCGACCCGCCCGAGCTTGTCGGTGGTCTTCGTCTTGGCCTTCTGACGCTCCTGCTTCTCCTCGACGGTGGGCTCCTTCTCGGAGACCAGGGAGGTCTGATCCTCGGCCATACGCAGGCCCTGGGCGAAGTTCGTGGCGTCAGCCTCGCTGTCGAAGTCACCGCGCATGTAGCGGGTGGCCACGATCATCTGGTGCTTCCAGGTGAGCTGCGCGATGTGCCACGACAGGTTCGGCTTGATCTTGCCCTCATTGACCCATTCGGCGACCTCGGGGCGCAGGGTGAGCAGCCCCAGGCGCCACTCAATGTGAGTCTTGGTCTTTCCGAAGGTCTTGGCGACCGCTTCCGGCTTCCAGCCGAGCGCGACCAGATCGGCGTACGCTCCGGCCTCTTCCATGATGGTCATGTCGGCCCTGTTGACATTCTCCGAGATGGAGAGAACGAATGCCTTCTCTTCATCAATGCCTTCGAGGATGCGGGCCGGGATGGCGGTCAGGCCGGCCTCCTTGCAGGCCCTCCAGCGCCGCTCGCCGGCCACGATCATGTGCGGGGCCTCTTCGCCTTCGACGACTCGGACGACGACCGGCTGGAGGAGGCCGTTCTCCTTGATGCTCTCGGTCAGCTCCCGGTGGGCGTCCTTGTCGAAAAATTTCCGGGGCTGGTCCGGGTTGGCCACGATCTGGTCGATACGGAGGTCAGCGTACATTCCCCTGCGCCTTTCTCGTTTGGGAATTCCCGTCCTTTTGGGCTTTCCCTTTTTTCTTACACTTATATCTTAATGGCAAATACCGCCAATTCAAGTTCAAATTCCTTTTTATTTCCGGAATTCAATTCCTGCAATTCCCGGCCGCCGAATGGCGAACGGAAGGCGTCTTTACTCGAAGGCAACGAAGTGAAGTCCAAATGCGAGTGGAGCCCGCCACGGCATATCGCCGTGGCGGGCTCCAACTCCCATCACGCACCCCTGCGGCCACTCCTGCATGGCCAGCTCCTCGCGGATGGGGCGCGGGGGGTCGGCCATCCACGAGGAGCAGGGAAGGGCGCCGCCGAGGCCGCGCCACCGGGGCGGGCTCCTGCGGCTGCTGTACCCACCCCGGCACACCAAAACGTACAGCAGTGCTTCAAAAATGTCACCTACCTTTGGCGAAGGCGCGGCACCGTTCGGCGCAGCAACTACCCCGCCTCTCCTGCGCGTTCGCCCCTCTTTATGCGACCTATGAGCGCCTGCTGTTCAACGACCTTCCGGGCCTCACCGAGCGCACCTACCCCTGCCACACCTCGCAGCACCCGCGGCGGCTCCTTCGCCAGCTCGGCGATCCTGCGCTCATCAACCTCGGACATGCGATTCCTCCCGTGAACAGCGTGCGCGCCGCCATCGCCCGCCCAGATATGGACTCCTCGCCGCACCCACCCAGGGCGGGCGCGGGGCGTGCCAACGTCCGCCGCGCGCTCGCCGGTACCCCCAAGGAAACTGTCCGATGAATCCTATAACCCCTCCCACCTGCGAGGTACGGTAGAGGTCAGGACGATTGCTAACGGGTGGTCACCCGCGGCGAACATACGACACGGCCACGGAAGACGGACATGGCAAACACTCCAGACCGGACCCAACCACTCAGCCTGCGCTCCAAGTTGCTCACCCTCCTGCGCCTCCGGCGGGACCGTGATGGGTTCACCCCCAGCGCACGGGATGTCTCAGCAGCGACCACCCCGGACGGTCAGCGCAAGCCGGTGCTCTCGCACGGCCAGGTCAGCAGCCTGATGAACGGGGCCAGCAGTAACCCCACTTCGTCCACAGTTGTCGCTCTCGCTGCCGCGCTCAGCGTCCCGGCCGCCTTCCTGCTGCCCGGAGAGGAATGGGATGATCTCGCGGCGCTCACGGTGTACCGGGAGCGGCCCGAGGCACGTGAAGCCCTACGTTTAATGCACGGACTTGAGGTGCAGGACATTCTTGAAATCTGCACGATACTCCGGGAGGCTCGTCGTCGCGCCGGACTGCCTGAAGAGGTCCCCGCGATTCCCCTGCCTCCCCCCGGTGTCGACCAGCCCCGCGAGGGCCGGCCACGCCGATTGAGCCTGGATGAAGCCGCTAGACGAGCAGCTGATGACCTGGAAGGACTTTGACCCTTGGCCGGCCTCATATTCGGCGTGTGTGCCGTGCTCATAGCTGTCAGTGCAGCCATTTATATGGCTTGCACGTCTCAACCAGCCCGCCAAGAGGCCTACTACACCGCTCGGCGAGCGCGGATATGGGCGTTCGTCAGTTGCTTTCTGGGGTCGTTCTTGACCGTCCCATCTGTCGCCATAACTGTCGATGCGTTCTTGGGGCGAAACGGGATTAGCACCCTCGGGGGCAACCTCTTTGCAATTCTGGCGACGCTGAGCTTGGCCATCGTGAGCGTGAACTGGACGCACCCAAGCGCCCACATCCGCAGAGCAGTTGTCAGCCGCATCTTCGTCGTCAGCTGTGTCATGGCGGCCTTGACCTGGGAGTTCCATCTCACCGACGTGACCTCTGCGGAGCTCGCGTCCATGTCTCCCAGCAGCACCCAGGTTGCTGGCTACATGCTGACGCACCTTGGATATCTGACCGTCGCAGCCACAGCAATCACCCTGCGCTACGCCGCTCTGGCTCGCGCTGCCTGGTCAGGGCGACGCATTGCCGCCGCCGGCCTCGCGGTAACCGCTGCTGGGACGTTGAGCGGCGTGGTGTACGCGGTCAGCCGCGCTGGAGCTGCCATCACCCACCTGCACGGGCATGACTGGCCATCTGTGATGGAGGCGTACGTAGTTCCGGCGGCGGGCGCCCTGGCAACGCTCTTCATCACCGTTGGGCTCTCGCTACCCGTAATCGGGCACCGGGTCATCCTTCCTCTCCGCCGAGCGGTGTCCGCCCAGACGGCTAAGAGGGCTGCTCCGTAGTCTCCACACCCCATTGCCGCCACTTCAACGCCACCCGGTCTGCGTCCACGGTGCGAGAGCCCCTGGACGCAGCCGGGTACACGGCCACCTGCTCTAGGAAGAGGACCAGGACGCCCTTCTTCGCCTTCAGCGGCGCATGCTTCCACCACCGCACGAGATCTGGGATGTCACCCACGGGCACGTGCTTGGCTTGCTCCAGGAACCGCGCTTCCGCCTCAGATTCACGAATAAGTTGCTTGAATTCATGGTCGGCTGCTTTGAACGCCTTGGCCGACATTCCCGATGACCGTGCATAGTCCTGGCCCAGCTCCTCCTGCCGACGGCGTGCAGCAGCAGCCTCCTTGCGCAGGACGGCCGCCTGAGCCAGCAGTCCTGCTCGGGCTTCCTCGATCAGCGCGGCGACCTCGGGCTTGGCCAGTTCCGCCAGCACGTGCTCTGCCAAGTACGTTTCGAAGAGGTCAGCTTTGATGCGGACTTTGCCGCAACCGCCCGGACGTTGAGCCGTGCTCGGCACACACCGATATCCGCGGCTGCCATTGCCTGAGGGCGAGGAACCCAGTGCGCAGGTGCATAGGCCACAGACGCCCAGCCAGCCCTCGACCAGGTACTCGCGCTGGTCCGCTCGTTGTTTCTCTGGATCGTTTGAAGGGCGCATCGCGCGGATGGCCTTAAAGTCCGAGAGCGGAACGATCGCAGGGCCGCCTGTCTCGACAAGCTCCCCGCTCTCGTCCTCCACGCAGCCTGCGATGGCTGGATGGTCAAGCACGTTGGCCAGGACGTCCGGCTTCCAAAGGCCACCGCGCGTCGTGCGGTACCCCTCGTCGTTCATCCATCCCGTGATGGCGGGATAGCTCTGTTTGAGCAACCTTCTGGAAGCGGCGGCCCGCAGGCCCTCCGCCTCACTCTCGCGCACCCGGCGGTGCGCCATGTCCTCAAAGCCGTACAGCCTCGGCATATCCTCGCCCTCCGACCGACCCCCAGGCGTTCACTAGTTTACCCAAGGTAGGTCACATTGTTGTAGACCAAGCGAACACCTTAAAACTACACATTGATCTCACCGATCACTTCGTCACTCCGCGCGTCGACTCAACGCCGAGAACCTTCCACAGCTCAACCGTTGACACCCGCACAGTGCCACCCAGCTCAAGCGTCCTGACCGGGAAGCCTCCCGCACGGATCAGTGCATAAGCCTTATCCCGGCCAATGCCGAGAGCGCGTCCGGCCGTCACTACGTTGACAGTGGCTGGCAGAGCCAACAACTCCTCCAGCCCCATGGGTCCGGCGGAAGTCTGCCCGTCTGCGTCCTGAACAGTCATCTCGTTGGTCACGTTCTCCCCCGCGCCAACTTGAAAGTGACTTTACAGCAGTGTCCGACAGCCCCAGCAGGATCGATAGAGATCACGCCAAACACGTACGGCAACGTACGCACAACCGTGACCGGCTGTGAGCCAGTCACTAGCAGGGGGTTAGATGTTCGAGCCGAGCTACTACCGGCGATGCCAGTGCAACGGGCCGCTCAAGGACAAAGAGGGCAACCCGATCCTCGACACCGACGGCAACCCCAAGATCGGCTCCATCGGCACGACGTGCCCCAAGCTGGGCAAGAACCACGGCACCTGGAACTTCTACTTCGAGCTCGAACCAGCCGAAGGTGGCACACGCCAGCGCGTCCGCCGCGGCGGCTTCACCAAGTTGGACGACGCCAAGAAGAAGGCCAAGGAGCTGTACGACGCCGCCATGGCCGGCACCGACGTGCTCTCCGACGAGAAGTGCGGCGACTTCTTCCTCCGGTGGATCAAGGCGAAGAAGTCCCTCGCCCGCACCACCCGCCACGGCTATGAGGAGCACATCACCAACTACCTCCTCCCGCACCTCGGGCACATCAAGCGCCGCGACCTCAAGGTCCGGCACCTCGACAAGATGTACGACGCGATCGAGGAGGAGAACAACAAGCGGATCCTGCACCGCCTTCGCGTCGATCAGCTCCAGAAGGACCGCGACGCCGCGCACCGGGCCTGGGTGAAGGCGGCCGGGAAGAAGGAGGAACGCCGCGCCGCGCGCCGAGCGTTCCTCGACGCGAATGCGGCGTTGCGCGAGGGGAAGAAAGGGCTGCGGAAGGTCACCTCCGCCGCCACCATGCACCGCATCAACGACACCCTCAGCTCGGCGCTGTCCTGGGGCATCAAGCGCGAGCAGGCGTTCGCCAAGAACTGGGCACAGCTCGTGGAGCTTCCGGCAGCCACCCGGCCGAAGCCGCTCGTCTGGACGCCCGAGCGCATCGAGCACTGGAAGCGCACCGGCGAGAAACCCGGCCCGGTCATGGTCTGGACGCCGGAGCTGACCGGCCAGTTCCTCGACTTCGCCAAGGGCGACTGGCTCTACGAGCTGTGGCACAGCTTCATCTTCCTCGGCCCCCGCCGCGGCGAGATGGCCGCGCTTCCCTGGACGGAGGTCAGCCTTGATGCGCTGTGGCTGCGCATCTCCCAGCAGATCGTCGAAGTGGCGTACGAGCTGTACGGTGAAGCGCCGAAGGCCGACAGCGTTCGCACCCTGTCCTTGAGCCTGGAGTCCGGGGACAACCTGGCCGCCTTCCGCGCGAAGCAGGAGCAGAAGCGCCTGGAGTGGGAAGACGCCTACGTCGAGAGCGGCCGGGTGTGGACGCACGAGAACGGCGAGGCGCTGCACCCGGACTGGATATCGCGGCGCTTCACCCGTCTGGTGGAGCTGTCCGGCCTGCCGCCGGTCCGCCTGCACGACCTGCGCCACCTCGCCGCCACCCTGTCCCTGCTCGCGGGACACGACATCAAGGTCGTCCAGGAGAAGCTGGGGCACTCCTCCCGCCAAATCACCTCCGACACCTACACCAGCGTCCTGCCTGAGATGCTGCGAGCCGAGGCCGAATCGGTCATGGCCGTCGTCCCCCGTGACGTGCCGTTCGAGGTGAGTGCGCCGCTGGCGATCCCGGAGCTGGCCTGGCAGAACGACATCGCGGTCTTCTTCGCCCACGGCGCGAGGCAGTCGGGCAACACCTGGGCCGTTGGAGCACAGACCCAACCGGACACCGATCTCCTCGGCGTGATCAACCTCGCCGGTCGGGGCCAGGAGGACGCCGCCAACGCGGCCGTGAAATGGATAAGGGATCACTGCACCGCGAACGACCTGGAGCTGGTCCGGGTCGAGAACTTCAACGACCGGTACCCGGGGGAGCAGCAGGCGGACTTCTCGCTCACGCGCTTCACGATCGCCCGCTCCAAGTCCGCGGGACAGGACGGCTGGGCGCTGCCGACGGGCCTGCCGCCCTCAGCGACCCGGACCGCCCGCCGGAATCCGAGCAGGCATCAGAAGGCGGCATGA